GCTAACAAGCGTAATTTTGCCAGCACCAGAATACAACATTCAGTCACCTATAACAGAGCCATCTTTGCTGCTAAAGAGATCGCCATCTTGCATCACAATTCCATCTTGTCCTGAGTATGTCCCTCTGTCATTTGTATACGCCCCCCTTGGTGTTATATAAAGATCACCATCGCGATTAACCAGTCCACCCATAACAATCGCAGTATCCTTATCCAAGACAACTGCAAAACCTCCATTGCGATACACACCTCCAACAAAATCAGCCATAGCCTGTTGGCCATCCTCGGCCATCACCGGTGCCACCAGCACCGCCATCAGTATTGGTATTGCTTTCATGTAAAAAGTCTCTATGAAGAAACAGAACGTGTCAATCAAAAGATTATCCAACCGCCAGATTGGCGCGGTAGGCGTGGCCAGGGTTGCCGGAGCCTTGTTCCGCAATGGATACAGCGTTCTTAGCCCAATGGAAGACTTCGCAGGATATGATTTGGTCGCCGAAAGAGGTGGTAAATTCCATCGCATCCAGGTAAAGACAAGCGCAAAACAAGATCCTACGAGAAACAGATATGGATTTATGACCTCAGTCGGGAACGAGTCAAAACTTGTTTACAGTAAATCAAAAGTTGATTACATTATTTGCTGGGCAATGGATGCTGATCTGTTTTGGATATTCAAACCAAGCAAATGCAAATCAAAAAGCAAGAAGTGCAACGTAAAAACAGGATCTTCATGGCGAATTATAAACGATCTTTGAGCGAATCGGTAAAAGCCTGGAGGATTTTTGAGGAAGCACTCAAGGATCTTGACGGTTTTGATGCCTGCGCCAAATGGGTGCTGGATAATCCAAAAATCTGCAATAAGCTATCCGGCCTAGGGCTGATGGCCGTGATGGAAGAAGACCTAAAGAAAAAGGCTTGACGTGCATTTGACACGCCCGCTAGGGTCGGGCGTATGGCAATCAATTCAAGGCGTAAGGGGGCGGCTGGCGAGCGTGAACTTGCCAGTTATTTAAGGGAACAAGGCTGGCAGAAGGCCAGACGCACACAGCAATACGCCGGTAATCCAGAGGGCGGTAGTGGGGATGTGGTTTGCGACAACTTTCCTTTCCATATCGAGGGCAAGCGGTGCCAGCAGATTAAGCCCGAACAGTGGATGGCACAGGCGAAAGCTGATTGTCCTGCAAGCAAAATCCCTTCCGTATTCTTTCGGCGCAACGGTGAGAAGAAGTGGCTTGTGATCCTACAGGCCGATGACGTTTGCGAGATTGCACGTCACATTGCCCCTCCGAACTTAAAGATTGAAATTATGCCACCGCAGCACAACGTGGTGGCTCAAGGATTTTATGCAACTTCAACCTCAACATCAATACAACCATCAATAACAAAAGGAGACATGACATGAGCCTAACCATCAGCGCAACTGAATCGAGCAACAAAGACCGCCAACTGCCAGAAGCCGGAGCCACCATTGGGGTGTGCTTTAGCATAGTGGATCTTGGCCACCAGAAGACCAACTGGGACGGCGAGGAGAAATGGACACCCAAAGTCCGATTGGCATTTGAGCTTCCCGACCAGACCATTGACGGCGAAGTGACCGAGAACGGCAAGACCACCAAGGTTACAAAACCTATGGTCGTGAGCATGGAGTTGACCCGCAGTCTTGGAGAGCGTGCAACGCTCCGCAAGCATCTGGAGACTTGGCGCGGTCAGGCGTTCACCAGCAAAGAGCTTGCCGCATTCAATCTCAAGAACCTGCTGGGCAAGGCCGCTATGCTTACGCTGGTCCGCAAGACCAGCCAGCAAGGGCGTGAGTATTGCTCAATTCAAGGCTTGGCTAAGTTGCCCAAGTCGGTCAAGGCACCTGCCACAACCGAGAATGACCAAGTGTTCTACGAGATCGAGGAAGGCAAGAGTGGTGCATTTGCCAATATGCCGGAATGGTTGCAGGGCAAGATTTCCGATAGCAGGGAGTTGTCCGGTGCGGCCGGGGCCACGCGCACCGCAGGGCAAGGCTGCACCTGTTGACAACAAGGATGTCGACGGCAACACGATGCCATTCTAATGGCACTCACCTTAACACAGAAAGAACCTGTTCAATCCAGGTTAGTTAAGACCGATGACGCAGGTCATTGGTACACGGAACAAGGCGAGTCAGCGCACGTTGTCATTGGAAAGAATGGCAACGAGCGCAACACCACAGTTGCCGATGCACGCAAGATGGGGTTACTCCCATCCGTTACCAGCGTGCTTGGCATCATGGACAAGCCTCAACTCACGGCATGGAAGATCGAGCAGGCAATCATGTCCTCGCTCACGCTTCCGAAGGAGGACGGTGAAACGCTTGAAGATTACGCAAAGAGGGTTGTCAAGGATTCAAAGCAAGCTACGACAAAAGCGGCTGAACACGGAACCAAAATGCACGAACAGATGGAGCATATCCTACTGGGACGTGATTGTTCCAAGGAACCAGAACTCCAGCCTTACATTAAAACATTTAAGGAGTGGGCAGAGGACAACATCGAGAAAACCCACTGGTGCGAGAAGGCATTGGTCGGTCCTGGTTACGCTGGAAGGTGCGATGCCTACGTCCGGTTAAAAGGTATTGGGGACGCCATCATCGACCTCAAGAATAGGAAGGTGAATCCCAAGTACGATCCATTCTACGACACTGACTGCGCTCAGCTTTGGGCTTATAAATACGCATCAGAGAATCCGAAATGCGCTTGCGTTTCGGTGGTTCTTGCCGCGAATGATCCAAAAGTATTAAAGACGCACCAATGGGCGGAGGATGAATTGTATGAGGCCGGTATTGCCTTCCAAGCCATGCTCAAGGTGTGGGCATGGTCTAAGAAGTACGTACCGCCAGGGATGAAATTATGAAATTTGAAATAAAAGAAATAAATGATGAATTTTTGTATTCTGAAAAAGAAGTTAAAAATCTTGGGAAAAGATTTACAAAAATAATTCAAGAAGAAAACAAAAGATTTGATAAGAAAATAAAGGAACTTGAAACAAAATTTCAGGAGATGATAAAAAATGTTGAGGCTGCATTTGATAGAAAATATTTGGCAAATATGCAAAATATGTATAGCTCATTAAATGAGTCATTATCACATGAGCTTGGATTGGTTTGTGAGACAAGGGCATTAAAAGAGAAAATAATTAAATTTGAAAATACAGTAAAAAGGTTAAAATGACACCGCCGACAATTGAAGAGATGGGCAATGCCGCCTCAGAAATTGTATGGAAGGGGATGGGCAATGGGTCCGCCAAATCAGCATATGGTGAATGGTTCTGGAAGGATAAGCCTACATACGATTACCACATCACGCGTTGCATCAAGCACGCTGTAACCGCCCAGCAACAGATTCACCTTAACCACCCAAACCCAGACGAGGCTGGAGAGAATGCGCTTGACCACTTAGAGCGTGCGGTGGTAAGAGCATTGTTTGCATGGATGCAATTAAAGAAAGGACTACCTAGACTATGAGATGGATTAAGAAAGAACTAGATGAGGAAGGCAAACCAGAATGGGCGGTTTATATTGACAACTCCGGAGGGGGAAACCAAGAAGATTGGTCGCACTTTGACACATATAAAACGCGGGATGATGCGGTCCAGGCGTGCCAGCGTTTTACTTGGGAAGACTACGATTGCAGCAACAAATGAAACTTTCGCTTGCATGGTTACTTTACAATGTCGGAAATATTCTTAGCTATGGCGTGTCGCGTTATGGG